TTCTCACACCGGAACTTCCCAGGGTAATAGAAACCGCTTTGCCGGGGCTTATTGACGGTGCCTTTTTATTGCTTGGCGGTTTGGCCGCAGTATTGCCGGATTTATTCAGCATTCTTGGTACGGAAATTAGCACACGATTACCGGATTTGTTGCAATTATTTGGGGATGCTTTCAGTTTGCTTGGCGGAATGATAATGAACGGCCTGCCTGATTTGTTGCAAATCGGATTGGATATAATCTTGCAAATTGTGCAAGGCCTTGCTTCTGCATGGCCAACGGCCATTCCGGAAATCGTGAATGTAGCAATTCAGTTGTGCGATATTTTGGTTCAGAATGCGCCATTGTTTGTGTCGGCGGCGGTTCAGTTGATGCAAGGTTTGATGCAGGGCTTGATGACCGCTTTGCCTACATTGCTTCGGTATCTGCCAACCTTGGTGAGAAGCCTTTCTGTAGCACTGATTCAGGCCTACCCGATTTTGATAGAAGGGGTTCTATCCGTGGTATCTTTAATGGCCGCAGAACTTCCGGAAATCATCAATATAATTTCCGAGATTTTGCCGGATTTGTTGAGAATATTGGGTGATACACTTGTGACATTGACACCAATTTTGGTGGAAGCACTTATTTCCTATTTCGGAATTTTGGCGGAAAATTTCCCTATTATCTGCCAAGCGTTATGGGATGCAGCACCGTTGCTAATTGACGGAATATTGATGGCCTTGGTTGGATTTGGTGCGCAACTTCGGGAAAGCATCATTGATCCTGCTATTGAAGCATTTATGACTTGGTTTGAAGATGTGAAAGCGGCGGCATCCGAGAAGGCAAGCGGCCTTATTGAATCGGTAGTGGCAGTATTTGAACCAATCAAAGAAAAGGTGTTATCCGTATTTGAAAATATCAAAAACGGTGTGCAGGTTGCAATCATATTCATAGGCAATATCATATCCTTTGCCAAGGAATTGCTATTGATACCGTGGAATTTTATATGGGAAAATTTCGGTGATAAAATCACAGAAATTTGGAATACCATCACTTCATTCATTGAAGGAAAAATTGCCGTGGTTGTGGGGTTTGTTGAGGAATGCAAGGAATTTTTGCTTGATTTGATGTCTACCATTTCCGGATTTTTTGAAGATATTTGGGCGGATGTTACCGAATTTATTTCGGGAAAAATCGAGGATTTCCAAACCACAATTCAAAATATTTATGAAACGGTGTCCGGTGTGTTTGATTCCGTCAAAGAATTTTTGAGTACAACCGGAAGCAATATTTGGGAAAATGTGAAAGGCACTTTTGAGGATGTGCGAGCATCCATTGAAGAAAAATTAAATTCTGCAAAAGAAACGGTCACTTCCATTTTTACCGACATAAAAAATGCGATTGATGAAAAAATCGAAGCGGCCAAAAGCGTTGTATCAGACGGAATCGAAGCCCTGAAAGGGTTCTTTGATTTTGAATGGGAACTTCCGCATATTAAATTACCGCACTTTAACATTGAAGGTTCATTTAGTTTGAATCCGCCAAGTGCGCCTTCCTTCGGAATTGAATGGTACAAAAAAGGTGGTGTATTAACCGATCCGACAGCCTTCGGAATTAACGGCGGCAAACTTATGGTTGGCGGTGAAGCAGGGCCGGAAGCCGTTGCGCCTATTGATGTTCTTCAGGGATATGTTGCAGAAGCGGTGGCAAACCAAAATGCAGGCCTTGTGGCGGTGCTTGAAAGAATCCTGGATGCAATCCTTTCAATGGATGAAAACATGGGCGGAAACATGCGTGAAGCCCTTGCAGGCACATCATTTTCAGTTGATAATCGGGAATTTGCCCGGTTGGTGAAGGCGGTGAACTAATGATAGAACAAATTAAATATATCAACCATAGAAATGAAACACTTGATTTCGGTGCGAATGGCATGTTTATCAATAAGAATGATTTGCGTGATTTCGATTGGAAGATTGTTTCAAAGAATAACCGGATAACAGGATTCAAAAAAGGGGTGGTTGCAAAGACCATCCCTGTTATTATTTCAACTTTATCCGAAGAAGAATGCAAGGCGAAGCAGAATGCCTTGTATGAAGTATGTGAAAAGGATGTTCTTGCGGTGCAGCATGGCCGCCTTGTGATTGGTGATTATTACATGAAATGTTTTGTCACCACATCCAAGAAAAAGGACTACTTGAAAAGCCGGCAGTATAAGTCGGTGCAAATTAAAATATCCACGGATAGGCCATATTGGGTGAAAGAAACAATCACTACTTTTGGATACGGTGCCGGGGCAGCCGGAAGCAATCTTGATTTCAACAACGATTTTCCGTATGACTACACATCCAATATTATGAATCAGAAGTTGAATAACACCGGATTTGTGCCGGAAAACTTCAGGATGAATATATATGGACCGTGTACCAATCCGCAAATCACCATAGGCGGCCATGTGTACGAAGTGGCAAAGGAATTTGAAGCGAATGAGTATTTGACGATTGATTCCATTGCAAAAACAATCACCTTGACACATACGGATGGAGCGGTGGAAAATTGCTTCAATTTGCGGAACAAGGATTCTTATATCTTTGAAAAAATCCCGGTTGGGGTGAATACGGTATCCACAAATGCCGAGTTCAAATTTGATGTAACTCTTTTCGAGGAAAGGGGGGAACCAAAATGGACTTGATATATATGAATGCCGAAAAAGAAGATGTGGGAGTGATTGCAGATTATACCTTTGATTTGGCCTTCGGGAAAGATGAAAACAACTTTGAATGCGTAGTAGATACCGGAAGCCATTGTTGCGAAGCAGGCTTCTATTTGTACTATGAAGGCACAGAATATGGCGGTGTGATTGATTCCATTAAGGTTGACACGGACAAGGCGGAAATAACCTATATCGGGCGCACATGGCATGGCATTTTGGATTCAAAGATATTGGAACCGGATGGAGATTATTTGATTCTTTCCGGGGAAGGAAATGCGGTGCTTGCATCCCTGATTGAAAGAATGGGGCTTGGGGCTTTGTTTACGGCTTCCACGGAAGATTCAGGCATTGCGGTCCGGAACTACAAAATGAACCGTTATATCGGCGGATATGCAGGCATCCGGAAGATGCTAAAAGCATCCGGGGCAAAATTAAATATTGCATTCAAGAATGGCTTTGTGGAATTATCCGCAAGGCCATTTGTTGATTATTCCAAGGATGAACAATTCGACACGGACCAAATAGATTTCGTGATACAGAAAAACTTCAAACCTTTGAATCATGTGATATGCCTTGGGGCCGGGAACCTTGCGGAAAGGGAAATCATTCATGTATATGCAGATGCATCCGGGGAGATAAGCGCAGCGCAAACAATCACCGGGGTTGATGAAGTGGCGGCAACCTATGACAATGCCAATGCGGAATCTTCCGAAGCATTGATGCAGGGCGGAATTGATATGATAAAGGCATCTTGGGGTGCAGATAAGGTGGATTTTGATTTTGATTCAAATGATGAAACCTTTGATATTGGGGATGTGGTTGGTGCGGTGGAATTTACCACAGGCATTCAGGCATCTTCGGAAATCACGAAAAAAATTGTCAAAATAAAGGACAATACAACAACAATATCATACAAGGTGGGTGAATAATTATGGCACATTTAATTACAGGATACGCAGGGGAAGAACATATCCAATCGGCGGACCAGGGTTCTTTCAATGCATCATTTTTCGGCACCGGGGAATATGTCATGGAAGCCGGCAATCAGTTTGAAGCATCCGTGATGGACAATAACACGGTGCGAATCTTTGACGGTGATATTTTGATGCAGGGGCGGCACATCCGCATTGAACCGAACACATACGAAGATATAACAATCACAACCGGCACCGCAGGAGTGAACCGGAATGATTTGATTTGTATGCAATACAAAAAGGATTCTTCTTCCGGGGTAGAATCGGCACAAATCGTAGTTGTAAAGGGTACGGAAGGCACAACCGCATCCGATCCGGCGCACACAACCGGGGATATTCTTTCCGGGGCAACAACCAATCAGATGCCGTTGTACCGTGTAAAGATTGAAGGTGTAGTGCTTGCAGGTGTAGAAGCATTGTTTGATACAATCCCGACTTTTCAGGCATTGGCGGAAAGATACAAGGCAGAATTTGTTGAAGCGTGTGAAAGCCATTTGGATTCCCTGAATGTGCTTGACACAATGGAAGAAGTTGAAGCCAACACACAGGCAAATCAACTTGCCGGGGCATTGGCGGTGAAGGAACTTGCAATGACCTTGGGAACGGTTGAATTTCGGGTGAACAATGGGCAACTTCAATATAGATACGAAAGCGAGGAATAAGACATGGGAACAATGACAGAATGGCAGGATGTTGGAATGAGTAGCGAAGAAAAGGCACAGTTGCAAGCGATTTATGATAAGGTAATGAATGAGGATTTAAGCATAGTGCCATCAACCATTTATGGTTCTGGCGGTCAAACATTAGAAATAACGACAGGAAAATATATATGTATAGCATTTGCGCATGGATATGATATAGATTCAAATTATCAGCAAGTCTATTGGACATTTGATGTATCTATTGAAGGTACATACGAAACAATATTCCCATTAACTGATTACCAACTTGTTAAAGCGGGTGCCGTATCAACTACAAAATATATGATTATTAAAAAAGAGGAAAGCGAAACAATAAAAATAACGGCAACACCCACAAGGACTAATATTCATATTATTGCGTTTGCTATATCTTAATTGTTAAAAAGAAAGGAAAAATAATATGTTCGCAATCGAAGCAGGGGGCAAATATGTTAAGAGTACAATTCAATGATTCCCTTTCTATGCAGGCGGTGGATTTCAAAACCATTTCGGATTCGGTTGTGCAACTCACCGGGGAGAAAGTCCCGGAGAACACAAGCGGATTCAAAGTGTATCGCCTGAATGGTGAATTTTTGGGAGATTATTCAGATTACACAAACATAGTGGCGGAAGTGCAGAATGGCTTCCAATACGGCAAATAACAAAAGATAACCTTGCAAATGGCAAAGAAAGCGAGGTTATATGAAAGGCATACAATTTGGCAATTATCATTCATGGGATGATTTTGCATTGATATTAACAGCAAAGGAAATCGGAACACCATCCATCAAAACGGAAAACATTGATATTCCGGGCGGGGATGGTGTTCTTGATTTGACTGAATTTTTCGGTGAAACAAAGTACGGCAATAGACCACTTTCTTTTGAGTTTTCCACCATTGTTCCGCAATCGGATTTCATGCGCCTATTTTCGCAGGTGCAAAATGCCCTGCATGGACAGAAAATGCGGATTGTATTGGATAATGATGCGGAATGGTATTACACCGGAAGAATCAGTGTATCACCTTGGAAGGCGGAAAAGAGCATTGGAAAATTCACCATTGATTGTGATTGCGAGCCGTACAAAACAAAGGTGAATGATACGGTGATTTCCGTTGCCGTAACGGAAGAAACAACGGTTATTCTTCAAAACAGCAAAAAAAGAGTGATTCCCACAATCGACATTACCGGGGAAATCAATTTGACCTTCGGAACAAACTTTTGGGCTTTAACGGAAGGCAGATATGATTTGCCGGCGGTGGTGCTTGAATATGGGGATAATGAAATCACATTAAGCGGTGCAGGAACGGCAACCTTCACATACAGGGAAGGGGGCTTATAAATGTATCAGGTATATTGCGATTCATGGCTTCTGCATGCGGATATAGAAGATTATAGATTGATAGGCCCGAAGTTGGAATTGGAATTGAATCAGATTGGAAAATTTGATTTCACGATTTACAACAACCACATCAATTTTGACAAATTGCAGCGGTTGAAATCTATTATCACGGTTTATCAAGATAATTATTTGATTTTCCGGGGCCGGATTCTGAATGATGAACAAGGATTTTATAACGAAAAGCAGGTTTCTTGTGAAGGGGAACTTGCTTTTTTAATTGATTCCATTCAAAGGCCATATGAATTTCAGGGAACACCGGCGGAGTTATTCCGGCTATTCATAGAAAACCACAATGCACAGGTGGATGCGGCGCATAGGTTTATTGTTGGAAATATCACCGTAGTTGATCCAAATGATTATATTGCCCGGAGTGATTCGGAATACCTGAATACATGGGAATCTATTCAGAAAAAGTTATTGGATACCCACGGCGGCTATATTTGGATACGGCATGAACCGGAAGGCATTTATATTGATTATTTGGCGGAATTGAATCTTCTATCACCGCAGGCGGTAGAGATTGGGAAGAACCTTCTTGACCTGAAAAGGGAAACAAAGGGGGAAGATATTGCAACGGCAATCATCCCTTTGGGAGCCAAGGTGGATGATTCCCGGATAACCATTGAAAGTGTGAATAATGGTGTGGACTATGTGTATAACCAAGAAGCGGTGGATGCATACGGTTGGATTTTCCGGGTGCAGACTTGGGATGATGTAACATTGCCGGAAAACCTATTGACGAAGAGCAATGAAGCCTTGCAAGCGCAAATGCAGATGCTTTATTCCTTGGAATTAACGGCGGCGGACCTTGCAACGGTGAATAAAGCGGTGGAATCCTTCCACTTGGGAACATGGGTGCAGGTGACAACCAATCCGCATTCTATCAATCAGAAATTTCTTGTTTCAAAGTTGATTCTTGAATTAGTGAATCCGGCGGCAAATAAGTTGACCTTGGGTGCTTCCGTTTATACCATGACAGAACAAACAATTTCCGGGCAAATAGCCACGGAAAACAGGTTGATGGACATTTCCTTGGATACGCAAGAAAGGCTTGAAAATGGCCTGCTAGAAACGGAAAGAAAACTATCTGCACAGATTGCGGCCACATCCGAGAGCATAACCGCAACGGTGATGGATGAAGTGTATTTGAAAGATGATACAGATGCATTGATTTCCGCCGTAAATACGCAAATCACGCAAACGGCAGAAGATGTGGAAATCCGGTTCAATGAGTTTTCGCAGGAT